TATCCATTAGAAATAAATTTATACGAGAAAGGAAAGATAGATGAATAATATAGATTTTGAAAAAGACCGAGTAGATTCAATTACACAAGTTGATCAGACGAAAAGTTTGTCTGATAAGGTAATTGAATTAAGAAATTTAGAAGATCAAGTTGCAGCTTCTGAAAAACATACAAAAGATTTAAAAGAGAAAGCTAAACAGCTTTCTAATTTTGACATTCCTAAAATGATGGAAGAAATGAATGTTAAAAAATTAAAATTAAAAGATGGTGCTTCAATAGAAGTAACTAATTTTTATAGTGCCCGAATAGTTCCTGACAAACAGGAAGAGGCATTTAACTGGCTTCGAGAAAACGGCTTAGGGGACATCATTAAAAACGATGTCACTGTTACCTTTGGTCGTGGCGAAGATAACAAGGCAATGGCTTATGCTACCCTTGCAAAAGGTCAGGGCTATGAACCCGTCCAGAAAATAGGCGTTCATGCTCAGACACTTAAAGCGGTGGTTCGCGAGCGGACTGAATCTGGACAAGACATGCCCGCGGACCTCTTTAACCCGTTTGTAGGTAACCAAACAAAAATAACAAGGAGAAACTAGAAAATGGAAACTAGAAACGAGAAGCAAGTAGCTAAAAAACAAGAAGCAGGTCTGCCATCAGACGCTCTGTTTGAAGCGGACGCTACGAAAGGTTTTGAAAACGTAGACTCAGAAAGTGTGGCTCTACCAATTTTGAAACTTCTACAAAACGGATCAGCAGAAGCACAAAGAAAACATGCAAATTATGTTGAAGGTGCTGACCCTGGTATGTTTTTTAACACGGTGACAAGAAAACTGTACGATGGAGAAAAAGGAATACAAGTTATTCCTTGTCACTATAGATTAGAGTATCAAGAATGGGCTGACTTCGGTACAGGCTCAGGAAGACCAGAAAATATATTTCCTGGTAATAGTGATATTCTTTCTAAAACATCAAAGGATGCAATGGGCAAAGATAGATTACCAAATGGTAATTATATTCAAAAAACGGCTCAGCATTTTGTCATCATATCTGATGGTAAATCAGCTGAAACGGCTTTGATATCAATGTCCTCAACTCAAGCAAAGGTTTCAAGAAAATGGAACTCGATGATGATGAGCATCACTAAAGATGGAAAAGATGGTCCATATACACCGCCACCTTTCAGCCACATCTATAAGTTATCTTCAGTAAAAAATACTGGAAAGGGTAACGAATGGTATGGTTACAACATACAAAAGGTAGGAGAAATAACTGACACGAGTATCTACAATAGGGCAAAAAAGTTTTACGAAAGTTGCCGTAGAGCCGATCAGTCAAACGGAAAAATATCATAAGATTCCATTCCGGGTGGAATTGTGGGCGGTAGCGGGAGACTTAAACCGCCCATATTAAAGTTATGATGAAAGCATTTAAAGATATATTTGAAGGTTTAAATAGTGCCTATGGCCAATACATTCCAAGCACTATTCATTCTGCAAATGGGAAACAAAAAGGGAGACCTTTTACAGTTAAAAAACCTGTAACAGAGGAACTTTGGAAAAACCATTTAGAGGGAAAAGAACCTGCACTAGGAATTATTCCAATCAATGAAAAGAATCTATGCCGATGGGGATGCATTGATATAGATCAGTACGATTTCAATCACAAAAAATTTATTAAAAAAATAAGACAAAAAAATTTACCTTTAGTTGTTTGCAGATCCAAGTCCGGGGGAGCGCATGTCTTTCTGTTTGTAGCTGAATGGATTCCAGCGGCTGTCATGCGAGCAAAACTTAAAATTATGGCTGCAGCATTGGGTTATTCTGAATGTGAAATATTTCCGAAACAGGAATACATACTAATAGAAAGAGGTGATACAGGTAGTTTTTTAAATTTACCTTATCATAGAGGAGACAAAACAACACGATATGCTTTCAAAGATAATGGTGACGCAGCAAATCTAAAAGAATTCATAGAACTTTATATTAAATATAGATTAACAAAAGACAAGTTCGAAAAATTAAAGATAGAAAGTGAGAAAGAACAAAACATCAAGGATGGTCCTCCTTGCTTACAAACACTATGCAAAGAAGGTTTTCCTGAAGGAACAAGAAATAATGGACTTTATAACATCGGAGTTTATCTTAAAAAAGCGAATCCAGATACATGGCAAACAGATTTAGGGACTTACAATACACGATTCATGAAGCCACCTTTAAGTCCTCAGCAAGTTATGACTACTATTAAGTCATTGAATAATAAGGATTATCAGTACAAGTGCAAAGACCAACCTATCTGTAACTATTGTGATTCTTTAACATGTCAAACAAGAAAATTTGGAATTGGAAATGGTTCTTTGATGCCAGACATATCAAATTTAAGAATTTTTACATCAGATCCACCTATTTGGTTTGTTAACGTTGGAGGTAAAACGGTTGAAGTAGATACTAAGACACTAAGAAATTTTGACTTATTTGATGAAGCATGTATGGAGCAAATGAGAATTAAACTTCCCAATGTTTCTAAACCTATATGGGGCAAAGTGATTAGTAATTTAATGAAAGGGATTGAAGAAATAAAAGCTCCAGAAAGTTTAACGTTTAAAAAACAACTTGAAGAACACCTAGAAAATTTTACAACGGATAGAGCAGCGGGGAAACAGAAAACAGATATTAATCGAGGAGTTTCTTGGACTGATGAAGGTAAATCCTATTTTAAATTTAAAGACTTTTGGAAATACTTACAAAATACAAGATCCTGGACAATGGAAAGAAATAAAACATTGCACAAAATCGAAGAACTCTTTAATGCTAAAATCGATGACAGTTTGAATATTACAGGAAAAACTGTTAAGGTAGTGTCCATCGATGCATTTACTGCAGAAAAAGGAAAGGATGAACCACCACCAATAGAAAGGCCACCATTTGTAAAATGATAGAAAGAACAATTATACCAGGACCTCCTGGAACAGGAAAAACCTATAGACTCGTTAATACATATTTAAAGGGCGAAGTCGAAAAATATAAAACACCGCTAAAAAAAGTTGGTTTTTTTACATTTAGTAAAAATGCCACAAACATTTCAGTTGGACGAGTCACAAAGCTTTTCAGTAAAATTGATTATGATGAAGATTTAAAATATTTTTGTACTTTGCATGCTTTAGGGACAAGAGAATGCGGCATCGACACCAAAACTCAACTTTTAAAAGGAAAAAAATGGGAATTATTTAAAAATGAATATGGTGGAGTTGTTTCAAAATTAAATTTTGAAACGTACGCAACCGATGAAGGAACCATGATTTATGGAAACGAATATCATAAACTTATCAATCTTGCTAAATACAGAAAGATATCTTTAGAAAATCAATACGGTTTGCAAGAACACTTACAGGACATTAGTTATTCAAATTTAGAATACATCAACAAATGTATTATTCAGTTTAAAAAAGAAAAAGGAATGTTTGAATTTGTAGACATGATTTCTGAATTTATTAGAAGAAAAAAATGTCCACAATTTGACGCTGTGTTTTTAGATGAAGCACAAGACTTGAATAATCTTCAATGGGAAATGTTTCACTATATCGAATCCAATGCCAAACGATCTTATATTGCAGGAGATGATGATCAAGCTATTATGGGTTTTCAAGGTGCCAATCCAACACACTTCATAAGGCTTCATAAAGATGAAAATACAACAGTCGATAAATCACTAGTAAAATCAAGAAGAGTTCCACGAAGAGTTTTAGATCTAGCGAAACAAATTTTAAATAAAATTCCACTACATGAAAGAGTTTCTAAACAATGGAAACCAAGAGACTTCGAAGGAACCGTAAACTGGGTATCTAATTTTGAGCAAATTGATTACAGGAAAGGCAAGTGGATGCTAATGACTCGAACTAATAAAATGTTAGAACCATTAAAAGATTTTTTTGAGGATAAAGGTTACTACTACGGAAGCAAAAAAGGAAATAATTTAGTTAACGTAGACTTGCTACAGGCCATCAGTACCTGGAGAAATTTAAACAAAGGACAACTAGTGCCTGCTAAATTAGCACAAAAAATGTACACTTTCATGACGGTTAAAGGAGGAAGTTTAAAACGAAATTTTGGCAGCGGTGTTTCTTTGAAAAATATCATCGAAGATTTAGTTAACATCGAAGACTTAAGAAACGAGCATGGTTTGCTAGTAGCAGGCAGCTGGGAACAGGCGCTAGATAAAATTAATGAGAAAAAAAGAAATTTTATAACAGCCATGGAAAAAAACGGCGAAGATATATCCCCGGAAGCTAAGCCTAGAATAAAACTATCAACAATTCATGGAGCAAAAGGCGACGAGCGACAAAATACTGTCTTAATGCTAGATATTGATTACAATAGTTTTAATGCTTATCAAAAAGATCCAAGTCCAGAACACCGATTATTTTTTGTAGGAATCACACGAACATTCGAAAACTTATACATTGTTAATCAGTCAAGCGAATATGGATATCAAATATGAGTGCATACGATAAACAAATTGGCGGAACACATTATCGCAAAATGAAAATTCAGCCAAGTAAATTTGTTATAGAGAACAAATTGCTTTTTCCGGAAGGAAATGTTATTAAATACATCTGTCGACATCAATATAAAGGAGGAAAGGAAGATTTATTAAAAGCCATGCATTTTATTGAAATGATTATTGAAAGAGATTACGGAAAAGAAAAAGAGAAAACAGAAACATGGGTAGAAGGTTATAAAAAGTGGAAAGCCGATAAATGATGTTCGAGGCTCAAACCGAATGGATAGCCCCGGACAATTTTCCAGACCTGAGTGGATATAAACTCATAGCAATAGACTTAGAAACAAAAGACCCTGATCTAAAATCAAAAGGATCGGGCGCTGTTATAGGTAACGGAGAAATTATTGGCGTGGCCGTAGCAGTAGATGGTTGGTGTAAATACTATCCTTTCGGACATGAAGGTGGTGGTAATTTAGATAAGAAAAAAATTCTAAATTGGATTTCTGATGTTTGTGCCACTGATGCAACGAAAATATTTCATAATGCTATGTATGATATCTGTTGGCTTCGTTCCTATGGAATAAAAGTTAACGGACATATTGTCGATACGATGGTCATGGCTTCTTTAGTTGATGAAAACAGAATGCGTTACACCTTAAATGCATTGAGTTGGGAATATTTAGGAGAAAGAAAAAGCGAAGCAACATTAAGAGAAGTAGCAAAAAACTGGGGCATAGATGCTAAAGCAGAATTATATAAATTACCAGCAATATATGTAGGCGAATATGCAGAAAAAGATGCTTCTTTAACATTAAATTTATTCAAACGATTATCAACCGAAATTAAAAAAGAAAATTTAACAGAGATATTTGATCTAGAAACTCAACTCTTTCCTTGTCTAGTAGATATGCGATTTAAGGGCGTCCGCGTA